GGTCGTTCGAAGGCAGATTCACAAGAATTGGCAAATAAACTTATCTCTGTTGCCGAACTTAGAAAAGATGCAATCGCATTTATTTCCCCATCAAGAGATACTGCTCTTGCGGACAATCCTTCACAAGGAGCTGTTACGATAAGATCATCGGAAGACATCACAACAAATGTGGTTAGTTTCTTTGCTCCAATAGCATCTTCATCTTTTGCCGTATTTGATTCCGGTTATAAGTATATGTATGATAGGTTCTCTAATACCTATCGCTATGTTCCTCTAAATGGCGACATCGCCGGTTTATGTGCTCGCACAGATACTAACTTCTTCCCCTGGTATTCACCTGCCGGAACGGCAAGAGGTGCCATTCTAAATGCGATTAAACTTGCCTATACTCCAAGTAAATCACAAAGAGATCGTCTTTATGTTAAGAGAATTAACCCGGTTGTTTTCTCACCGGGAGCAGGCATCATTCTATTTGGAGACAAAACAGGATTAGGAAGAACATCAGCATTTGATAGAATCAATGTTCGCAGACTCTTCCTTTATCTGGAAGATGCCATTGCACGTGCTTCCAAGGATGTGCTCTTTGAATTTAACGATGAAATTACAAGAACTAATTTTGTAAATACAATTGAACCGTTCTTGCGTGATGTTCAGGCAAAGAGAGGTATTTTTGATTATGTTGTAATTGCTGATGAAACTAATAATACGGCAGCAGTTATTGATGCCAATGAATTCGTGGCAGATATTTACATTAAACCAGCAAGATCGATTAACTTCATCGGTCTTACCTTTATTGCCACCAAGACTGGTGTTGATTTTGAAGAAGTAATCGGTAAATTTTAATTAACAGAGGTTAAACAACAATGGCTACCAGAAATCAATTAAATCCACCTCCTTTAAGGAAAATTACAGACTTCAAGAGCAAGCTGACTGGTGGTGGTGCTAGAAGTAACCTTTTTGAGGTTGTTATTTCTTTCCCATCTGCCGCTCCTGCCGACACCAATGTTCTTGACAAATCAAGATTCCTAATCAAAGCTGTGGCACTCCCCGATTCGATTATAAATCCTTTGACAGTTGCATTTAGGGGAAGAACTTTAAAATTAGCCGGAGATCGCACCTTCGCAACTTGGACAATTACTGTTATTAATGATACCGACTTCATAATTCGTTCGGCATTTGAAAATTGGATGAATACAATTAACAGAGTATCAGACAATACTGGTGTTACTGATTCGGCAGAATATACTGCTGATGCCTTTGTTTATCAGTTAGATCGTGACGGATCCACTTTGAGAGCATATCATTTTTATGATTTATTCCCAACAAATATCAGTGCAATTCAACTCGATTATGGAACTGATGGTATTCAGGAATTTACAGTAGAAATGCAAGTTCTTTGGTGGGAAGCTATTAAGGGCGACTCTCCTAAAGCAGGTGGTCAGGATATTAACTAAATATATCATATTAAGAGTTTAAGTTTATAAGATGGCGAAACTTTTTGGTTTTTCGATTGAGGATAGTGAAAAAAAATCTAAGTCTATAGTCTCCCCCGTTCCTCAAAGTAATGATGACGGGGTTGATCATTATATTCAATCGGGATTTTATGGACAAACTATTGATATTGAGGGTGTTTACAGAACAGAATATGATCTAATTAAAAGATATAGAGAAATGTCACTTCATCCAGAATGTGACGGAGCAATTGAAGATGTTGTAAATGAAGCACTTGTCAGTGACCTATATGACTCTCCGGTTGAAATTGAACTAACAAATTTAAATGCTAGTGATAAACTTAAAACTGCTATAAGAGAAGAGTTTAAGAATATTAAAGAAATAATGGACTTCGATAAGAAGTGCCACGAAATTTTTAGAAATTGGTACATTGACGGAAGACTATTTTATCTCAAAGTTATTGATTTGAAGAAACCTGAAGAAGGAATTCAGGAATTGAGATATATTGATCCAATGAAGATCAAACACGTTCGTCAAGAGAAAAAAACAAGTAATAAATCTGGTCCAAATATATCATCACTTGCCAATTTAAATGCGAATCAGGTTGCATATCCAGAGATTGAAGAGTATTTCGTATATACTCCATCATCAAGTCAATCGGGTGGAGCATATGGATATGGATCTGTTGCAAAAAATTCTGTAAAAATTTCAAAGGATTCGATTAGTTATTGCACTTCTGGACTAGTAGACAGAAATCAAGGCACTGTATTATCATATCTTCACAAAGCGATTAAAGCACTGAATCAACTTCGAATGATTGAGGATTCTCTTGTTATTTACAGAATTTCAAGAGCACCAGAGCGTCGTATTTTTTACATTGATGTTGGCAATTTACCGAAAGTAAAGGCAGAGCAATATCTCAAAGAAGTTATGAGTCGTTATAGAAATAAACTTGTATATGATGCGAATACTGGCGAAGTTCGTGATGATAAGAAGTTTATGAGTATGATGGAAGATTTTTGGCTTCCAAGAAGAGAGGGTGGTAGAGGAACCGAAATCACAACTCTTCCTGGTGGTCAAAATTTAGGAGAACTTTCTGATATTGAGTATTTCCAGAAAAAACTTTATAGAGCACTCGGCGTTCCAGAATCTAGAATTGCTGGTGGTGGGGATGGATTTAACTTGGGACGTTCATCCGAAATATTAAGAGACGAACTTAAATTTTCAAAGTTTGTTGGTCGTCTAAGAAAGCGATTTGCAAGTATGTTTAATGATATGCTTCGCACTCAACTCATATTAAAAAATATTATAAGTCCAGAAGACTGGAGTGGAATGAGTGATCATATTCAATATGACTTCATATATGATAATCACTTTGCCGAACTTAAAGAGGCAGAATTACTTACAAATAGATTATCGCTTGTGACTTCTATGGAAGCATATATTGGTAAATATTATTCGACCGAATATGTTCGTAAGAAAATTCTTCGTCAAACTGATTCGGAAATTATTGAAATTGATAAGCAAATTGATGATGAAATTGAAAAAGGAATTCTTCCGGATCCAAATCCGCCAGCACCAGAGGAACTACCAGTAGATCCGGTGGCGGCACCGCCAGCAGATCCGACAGCACCCGTTGATTTGGGAAAACCAATTACGGAACCAAATCTTGAATCTCAAGGAGGAGCAACTGAAGCCCCAGAACTTCCTAAAGGTGGCAAGATATAAATAATCTTATAATAATACACCTTTTTTATGGAAGAAATTATCGATTTGATTGCAACAGATAGTTCACCCTCTGTTGTATCCGACAAAATTAAAGAAATATTATACGCAAAGGCATCGGACAGAGTTGATTCTGCTCGACCTTTAGTGGCAGCATCGATGTTTGGTGATGTAGAAAATACCGAGGATCAGGAGTAATGGCGATTAAGATTGTTCAAAATGTAAATAGGATATCTGCAACTACTTCGGCAGTTTCTAGTAATCCTATTGCCCTTAAAAGTGGTTATTTAAGAATATCCACTGGTACAACATCAGTTTATGTTGAGACTGGTGGGAATCCAACTGCCACGGTAAATAGTTTTGAAATCTCATCATTCACTAGTGAAGTTATAAAAGAGCGAATTGCCAGACAAAAAATTTCAGGAATTACCACAGGATCTACAACACTAGTTTCTTTTGGTGAAAATGCCGGAAATCCATTTTTATTGAGTGACCTTGTTACTATTCAAGGTGCCGAACCAGCGGGAATTAATACTGTACATAGTGCAATAACTTCAATATCTGATAATTCCCTGGTATTAACTTTTAATAGTTCTTCTATTGTTGGAGTTATTACCACAACTAATGCATCTCTTGCCAGAAGTGTCAAGGTAAGTGCGATTACTGCATCTGGTAGTCAAAATGTAAGTGTTACAGAAGTCGTTCAGTTAGTCACCGAATAAAATGAAACTCATCACAGAAGAAGTCCAACAAGTAAAGTTTATTACTGAAGGCAAAGGAACAAACAAGAGAATGTGTATTGAAGGAGTTTTCCTTCAAGGAAATATCTGTAATCGTAATGGAAGAATGTATCCGATGGAAACTCTTTCCCGCGAGGTAAAGAGATATAATGAAAATTATATCGTTAAGGGACGTGCTCTTGGAGAACTCGGACATCCAGATGGTCCTACCGTCAATCTTGATCGAGTTTCTCATAAAATTATCTCTCTCACTTGTGAAGGAAATAATTTTAGAGGTAAGGCACAACTTCTCGAAACTCCTATGGGCAAAATTGCCATGGCTCTCATTAACGAAGGCGTTATGCTTGGTGTTTCTTCTCGTGGTGTTGGGTCTCTCAAAGTAACAAATGAGGGACATAAAATTGTTGGTGAAGATTTTATGCTTGCGACTGCTGCTGATATTGTTGCCGATCCTTCTGCTCCTGATGCATTCGTGCAGGGGATATTTGAAGGTAAGGAGTGGGTTTTCGCAAATGGAAAACTTACCGAGCAATTAATTGAAAAAACTAACCGTAAAATTAACACCTTAGTTGATCAACATTTACTTGATGAGTATAAGGTTCAATTATTTGAAGATTTCTTAAAAAATCTTTAATTTATAAATAAATATAGATTATAACACAGATCTAAACAAAATGTCCGTTGGTAGAAATTTACAAGAAATGGAAAACGTAGTAACCAAAGGGGCCGCACCTGCCGAATCTTCATCTATGAGTGCAACTCCGGTTGCAACTCCAGGTCAAACTGTACCTTATGAGGATCTCGGTGGTCCAACCCCAGAAAATTATCGTCCCGATGACGATTCTTCAAAACTTAAGGACCCCGCAGTAACTCTTGCACAAGTTAAGGATGTTGTGAATGCTAAGGCAGCAGCAGCAGATCCTATGACAAGTGTAAAAGAGGAAACTGAAGAAGACGAAGATGACTTCGTCGACGAAGAAGAGGTTGATGAAGAAGAAGTAGATTCTACCGACGAAGAAGAAGTTGAAGAAGAGTTTAGTATCGAAGAAGATGTTAATGCCCTTCTTGCTGGTGAGGATCTCTCCGAAGAGTTTCAGGAAAAAGCAAGAACCATCTTCGAGACGGCAATTAAATCTAAAGTTGCCGAAATTAAAGAAAGCCTTCAATCCTCCTATGAGCAAGCACTTGTAGAAGAAATTGAAGTTATTAAAGAAGGACTTACTGACCGTGTCGATGCATACCTTGAGTATGTTGCCGACGAGTGGGTTGCCGAAAACGCACTTGCAGTTGAGCACGGTCTCAAGACTGAAATGACCGAATCATTCCTTCAAGGAATGAAGGGTCTTTTTGAAGATCATTATGTTTCAATCCCTGAAGATAGATATGATGTAATCGAGAATATGGTAGATAAACTTGATGAAATGGAAGGAAAACTCAACGAGCAAATTGAAAGAAATGTTGCTCTAAACAGAAGATTATCCGAGTCAGTTGCAGATGTAATTTTTGCAGATGTCGTTGAGGGTCTTGCACTCTCACAAAAGGACAAACTCGCTTCTCTTGCCGAAAATGTTGAGTTTGATGGTGAAGCAAACTATCGTGAGAAACTGGTAACTTTAAGAGAATCTTATTTCCCATCATACACCAGTGCTCAAAGAGATAACTCTGAAACCTTGTCAGAAAGTACTGATTACCAGTCCCAACAACCCCAGGTTAATGGAAGAATGGAATCATACCTTCAAACACTCGGAAGAGTTGCTAAAATCTGACTTTTAAATTATAAACAATCAAACAAAAAAACTTTAAATAGGTAAAAACAAATGCAAATGTTCAACGCAGAATATTTGCAGGAGAAGTGGGCTCCAATTCTAGATTATTCTGGAATGGATCAGATCAAAGATGCACATCGTAGATCCGTAACCGCTATCCTGCTCGAAAATCAAGAAAGAGAGCTTCGTGAAGAGCGCGAGTTCCTTACAGAAGGTCCAACAGTCAATACCAATACTGGTGGTACTGCAGGTTTCTCTGCTGGCGCATCTTCACCTGTTGCCGGTTTCGACCCCGTTCTGATCTCCTTGATCAGACGCTCAATGCCCAATTTGATCGCTTATGATCTTTGCGGCGTTCAACCAATGAACGGTCCTACCGGACTTATCTTTGCAATGCGTTCACGTTATTCAACTCAAACAGGAACCGAAGCATTCTTCAACGAAGCTAATTCGGCATTCTCTGGTCAAAACGCAGCACTTGGTTTAACTGACGGATTCAGCGGCGCTGCCGTTGGTATGGGTTCAACCGCACAAGGTGGAACTAATCCTTCTATTCTTGATGGTTCTAACCAAGCAAACAACTCTGGTACTGGTTCCGACCAATATAACGTTGGTCAAGGTATGCGTACCGATGACTCCGAGGACCTAGGTGGTTCCGGTAATGCCTTCAACGAAATGGCATTCTCGATTGAGAAAGTCACCGTTACCGCTAAGTCACGTGCTCTGAAAGCTGAGTACTCATTAGAGCTCGCTCAAGACCTCAAGGCAATTCACGGTTTGAATGCTGAAGCTGAATTGGCAAACATTCTTTCCACCGAAATCCTTGCCGAAATCAACCGCGAAATCATCCGTACCGTTTATAAGATTGCTAAGCCTGGTGCTCAAGCAAACACTGCAACCGCTGGTACTTTTGACCT